GCACTTTCAATAGCCTCCCTATCTGGCTCCTTAAACGCCTGTTCAGCTTCTATGCCCTCATTGGCATTGTAGCCATCATGTGCCCATCTCTGTGTTAGGATAGATTTGGTACACCATAATACCCATGCATCATATCCACTTCCATAGAGTGTTCGCCCTGCGCCATCTGTCACGAAATCCCCCGCTTCCATATCCCACATGGGAACTGGCGCATATTGAGTCTGTTGTTTGGTTTCCTCTACCAATGTGGAAGGAACATCAAAAACGGGGAACAGTCCATTTGCCATGTTATTTTTCCCTTACCCTTCTTGCTCATATGTCAAACTTGGCAGTTCTACGACTGCCTTTTTAGCCCTAGTAAATCATGCCACCAATACTCTGTCACCTGCTTTTATACTGCGCATTTTTTCTGGTACTAAAACCGTTTTTTCTGCACTATTGATTGTACTTGTAAGTGGAGTATCCATGGAACCGAGAGTTAGTTGCCGACAGACCATATAATCGCTTTGTGGTATTGGCTGGGGAAACTGGTTTGTTATAAGACTCATATCACTTTGAATCGTTCCGAAATCCAACTTTTGTGGATTATCATTCATGTCATGCATCCTGCGTTGAAGAATAGCAGCTAGTTTATTAATTCCTTCATTTCCCATGGTAGTTTCCTATCTCTTACCGTTTTATTTAGGTACAATACTGTTTAAATTTTTATTTAAACCTCTTCTTAGATGGTTGACTTTGGCGGCTCACGCATCAGTGTCATGGTCATCTGCCTAGTAGTTGCATTGTGTGAAATTCCTAGAATATAGAAAATTCCTGATAAATTTCCTGCTGCCATCTCTATCGCATCACCCTTGCGTAAAAAAGGAAGATCAGGAGCTGTTGCCATGATAGTCTCTTCTGGTTGCCCTTTTTCTTTCAGTGTCTGCTGAGCTTCTGCCTTGGCTTTTTCGATATCTTTATCGCTATCCCTACGGATAACTTCTTGTAATATCCCGAATTCGAGATTGCCGTCTACCATTGCTTCTACACTCGACCGTCCATCGTCATCTGCCTTGCCAAGTATCTTTACTCTTGTTACAAGATTGTTCATACTCAACTTATCAGTAGTGCTTATTGTGCTTTTTTCTTCAAATAAATACATTTCTGTATTCATTCCATAAGCGGCTATCTGAAGTTTTCCTTCTTTATAAAAGGCAATATAATGACTACCTGTCTGCTGACTCACTTCATTCAGCAAGTTGATTATCATGTCACTGACAGCCTCGCAGTTGAATACTTTCTTCTCATGGGTTATCTGCTGTTCCCATTTATAGTCCAGTGTAATTCCCCAATCACCACAGATAGTCTCCAGGATTGCAGGTGTAGTTAATCCTGCTGAAAAATATTTGAAGTCTTTACTTTGTTGTAGACGTATCATGGGGTCATATACAATGATAGAAAGTTCCTTATTCTGGGAATGGCTATACTCCCACTCCCAGATAGTTCCTTCAAATAGTAGCTGCTTTTCTGTACCCCAACTGCCATAAATCCGAATCAAGCGGTTAATTTTTAGAAGAGAACGAATGTTGTCGCCGTCTACCTTGCAGTCTGCTGCTATCCCAATGGTTGCTTTTTGCGCCAGTTGTCCTTCCTGCTCCTCCCATGCTAGTGACTGAATTGCATCGTCAAGCTCATACACAGCTCCTGATTCGGTTATCAGTTCTATATAGTAATGTACCAGTGCAATATCTATATCCATTCTCTATTCCTTCCTATTATGGTATAGTTAGTACTTGCCCAGAAAATATCAGGTCTGGGTCATTACCTATTAGTCCTTTATTCGCTTCATAGATTTTTGTATAGTCAGCTCCGTTTCCATAGAGCCTTTGTGCAATCTTCCATAAGCAGTCGCCTTTCGCCACGGTATAGGTCTGTGCGGCTGGTGGAGCTGGACGTTCTGGAACTGTTGCTGGCAAGGTATTATTCACCTTTGCCGATTTTTTTACCTTAATTTCCTTTGCCTGCAAAAGCGTAATACTGTAGTTAATGTCACCATAGCCACCAGTTGGAGTTCCTGTAAAATCAGAAAGATAGACATCACAGTTTATTGGTGTTTCCGTTATCAATAACCTTGCTTTAACTGGTTCTCCATTCTGTGTTTTTAGATTCTCTAACCACTTATAAATTGATTTTGGGCTTTGCCATTGTCTAATATAAGGGTCTCTCCTTCGCTTTTTTCCAGGGAAAATACCATTCCAACTGAAGGTGTCTAATGATGTACCACTAGGTATGCGGATTTCTCCAATTTTAAGAATACTGTAATTTGAGAACTGATTTGCAATCTGTACACTTACCTCAGTAGGAAGCATGGGGAATTGTAGCCTATCTCCTGTTTTTAAATTTGTCAGATAAATATCCATACTATCACTCCCATGATGTTTTTGGTGTATTAGCATATACTTGCTGCATTGCTACTGCCAGCTGGTATGCAATTTCATCTGTCATTCCACGTACATTTTCCTTGATAGTTTCTATGAGTGATTGTGCATCTGATGTATCTGCACCATTCATGTTAATTTCAAAAGTTAAGTTTTGTATTGTGACAGATGGATTCACACCATTACTAATTAGAGGCGGTGGATTAAGTTCTGGTGATGGACTAGTCTTTGATGACGAATGGACTTCCAGTGGCGGATTTTTATCTACTCCAATGCTACCCTCTGGTTTCTTGCTGCTCATTGGTATTTTAGTAATACCACCTTCAGCATAAGGCTTAACACCCAGAAGTCGTCCAGCTTGTTCCCATAGGTTGAGTCCGCGATTTCTACGCTTACTGGATAGAGGTATAATAGCCTCTGCGCCATCTTCTGCTACCAGCCCAACATGTGGGCTGTTCATAATCCCGCCTTCTGCATGTTTCGCTGTAGTACCCTTGATACTGGCTACTCTGAAACCTGACGAAAATGTGTTTTGGACATTTCCCCAGATACCATTGATTTTTTCTCTAATGTTATTAAAGAAATTGGTTATACCATTCTTTATTTCTTCTTTTATTTTAGGTGCAGTTTCGGTGATAAACATTTTCACATCATCCCATATCGCGTCTATTTGGGTCTTGGTATCATGAAAGAAATTGTCTATACGTCCTTGAATTTCATCTTTTATTACTGGAAGGTTTTCTGTAAAAAAGTCAGATATACTGTCACATATCTCACCTGTCTTTTCCTTTGTATTGTCAAAAACCTCTGTTGTCTTGGCTATGATATCTTTTTTAGTTTCCGATAGAGTTCTCGTAAAAGAATCTTTTGTTCCTTTTGTAAATGTATCTGGCACAGTTTTAGCAAAAGAGGCTTTCTTTGTGTTGTCAAAAACCTCTGTTGTCTTAGTTATCATATTTTTTTTAGTTTTTGGTAGAGCTTCCATAAAGGAGTCTTTTGTTCCTTTTGTAAATGTATCTGGTACAGTTTTGGAGAAAGAGGCTTTCTTTGCATTATCAAAAAGCTCCATTGTTTTAGTTATTATATTTTTTTTAGTTTCTGGTAGAGCTTTCATAAAGGAGTCTTCTGCTTCTTCTGCAATTGTATCTGGCACAGTTTTTGTGAAAAACCCCTTGATTGCACTTCCAGCACTAGATAGCCCTTTAGCAATGTTCGAGCCACCAATTGCTGCCCCTGCTGCCCCTACTGCACCACCAACTCCTGCACCGATTGCCGTTCCTACTCCTGGAATGAATGAACCGATTGCTGCTCCTATCCCTGCACCTTTTAATGCGCCAGTTCCAACATTGAGAGCTTTCCTTGCATCGCTTTGCTTGCCTGTGACACCGTCCCCAGTTCCTCCCAAGGCTGCGCCAATACCAGATGCTACTTTCGCTCCAATGCTATCCGAGCCTGTCCATTCGGTTGCCTTTTGAATTCCGTGGTATGCATCCACACCCATTTCTATGACAGATGTCACACCAGCAAGTATAGGTGCTGCCTTTGTTATGCCTTTGGCTACCTTAGAGGAAATTCCACCAAGTTTTGGTGCTATTTTTGCCAGCTTGGTTCCCAGCTTTACTCCATGCCCCATTACCCCAGCTTCTGCCATAGATGCTGCACTTTGTGCCGCTGCACCGCCGTTTTTTGCAGCATTAAATATCTCTATACCATCTGATATACCAGATACATTGCCTATAGCTTTTCCAATGGCCTTCCCACCATTTACCAAAGCTTTTCCTCCCTTGTAAGCCTTGTATGCGGTCTTTCCAATTTTCGCTGCGCCAATACCTATAATTCCAGCCGACAACATGCTTGTAGCAGATGAATTTTCTCCTCCAGGTAACAGTTTTCCCGCGTCTTTAAATAGATTTTTTAGAGAATCCTTTAACCCTTTCCAGACTGCCTCTGCCACTTTCTTCCCATCAAAGCCTTCTGCAAATCCATCTGCGAACGATTTTCCTATGCTCATACCATCAGTCACACCATCACCCACATCAATGCCAAGAAGCGCCATGATACCTTTGTTAAGTGCTATCCCTAATCCTTCACCAATGCCTTGTGCCTTGTCGCTAAGCCATGTCTTTCCTGTGCCATTCCACCAACTGTCGAAAGGCTCCGCTATCAGCTTATCCCATGCTAGTTGTATTTTATCCCAGAGAGTTTCGGCATTCTGCCATTCAGGACTTGCTGTCAGACTTTGTATGGATGCTGTTACAGAATCTATCTTGTTAAGTACAAAATCCACTACCTGACCTACTGTAGTCTGAACATCTGGCATATGTGCTGTCAGCCAATCTACCAGCCCCCTGACATATGGTTCAAGTTTTTTACTAATGGAAATCTGTACCTCTGATGCTGCACTTTGAAGCGCTGCGAGACTCCCTGCAAGAGTATCCGTTTTCGTTTTTGCCATTTTTTCCAGCGAGCCCTGCGAGTTATCAATGGAGGCAGCAAGAGCCTCCCATTCTGTAACACCCTCTGCATTTGTTTCATTCAGTCCAGCCAAAAGTTTATTTAAATCATCAACGTGAACTTTACCGCCAAGTGCAGCTAGTGTGGCATTTTTCTGTTTATCTGTCATTCCAGCCATAGACTGGTTTACTTTGAGAAGTACATTTTGGAGTCCGATAAACTTTCCACTTTCATCAAATGCTGATATGCCAAGATGTTCCATCATGTCACCAGCTTCTCCTGCTCCTGTGGTAAGATTGATTAAAACCGCATTTAATGCAGTGGCAGCTTCACTGCCTTTAAGTCCTCGATTCGCCATTACTCCAAGGGCAGTAGCTGATTCTGTTACATCTATGCCTAAATTTTTAAACTGGCCACCCACACCAAGGTACGCTTCCAGAAGCTGTTCTGCACTCTGATTGCTTGAATTTTGTGCCTTTGCTACTTTATCTAGGTATGTTGGGAGTTCATCTACGGTCAATCCAAGTGCTGCCATAGAATCTGTTATCATGTCAGATGTTCTTGCTAGGTCCATTCCAGTAGCTTCAGACAGCCGTAATATTGATGGTAAAGCTTGGATTGATGTGTCCACGTCCCAGCCTGCAAGTGCCATGTATTCAAGGGCATTTGCTGATTGTGCTGCCGTCTTGGTCGTCGTGGCTCCAGCTTGCCTTGCGGCTTTTTCCATTTTTTCGTAATCTTTAGATGTCTTATCTATTCCAGATGTTGCAGCAGCAGATGCCATTGCTGACTCAAAACCCATTCCTGTTTTCACTGTATCAGCCAATCCAAACGAGATTCCAGCAAATGCAGCCATCTGTGTCATTGGATTGGAAATCAATCCTAAAACCTTTTTAAAAGGGGCAGTTACAAGGTCAAGAGCTTTTAGAGTAACCGTCCAGACTTTCCCAGATAGTTTCTTGCCTGCTGCTGCCACCCCTTGGATTCCTTTTGAAGCGGTATCTTTCAGAGTTGCGTTCACTTCCAGTTTAGTTTTGCCTTTCATTCCCTGAAGTTGCTTTCCAAGGCTCAGTATTGATTTTTCCAGTTTGCTGAGATTTTTCTCTGCACTCTTTGTACCGCTTATAGTCTCATCTGTTACTTGTGCAACTATATCAATAACTGTAACAGCTTCTCTTATCTTCATTCACCTCCTTCGACAACTACAAAAAATCAGTCAATTAAAATGGCTGATTTCTTGTAGCCTTTCTTTGACATTAAATTCTGTGAGAGGCTTACCTATTTATAGTTGTTTAATTTATAATTTTATTGTTGCTTACATTGATATAGATTGTGATGAAGATTATTTCTTTTATTTACTTATTTTTAGCACAGGTATCTTTGCTTCTATCTCGATTGCGTCCAGAGTGAATTGTTCATATAATGCTCGCTCTCCTGCTGGGAGAGCCATATAATCTGCAATTCTACCTATCTGTGGAAATTTCTCACACACTTTCAGCATCAGATATGTCTTACCCCGTGCCTTTATGAGTTTTTTGCAATCTCGTCCAGGCTGTCATCATAGCCACTAATTTCATTAATTACTTCAATGATACGGTCTTTCTCTCCAGAAAGTAGGACAGCATCTATGACATCCACACCCTGGAGAACATTAAACGCTTCCTGTGCCTTTTTGTTATCCCATGTTTTTGCTCTGTCCTCATCTATGGTGGCTGTGTAAATCAACCAAGAACGGAATTTTGCTGTGTTAGTTTCGATTTCTTGTTTCGGCTGCCCTCTCTTGCGTGGTGCGAAGCGAGTTGCATTGTCATGGCAAGCAAGAGATTCTTCTTCAGATAAAGGTCTGATTCGGAATTCAAATTTTAATTTGCCGTTTCGCCTGATTTTGATTCTTCTGTAGGTTTCCTCACAATCCTTTTCTGTTCCTGCCTCTATTAGTCCACGCAGAATCTCGTTCTCATTCATCAGGATATCTTCTTCAGAAGGTATTTCTACCCCAGCAGGATTGTCATCGTAGTTGTCTGGCATTGTGTTCTTTTTGTCTAACATCTGTGATACCCTCCTATTCTGCCAGTCGCCATTCGGCTTCTCTAAATTTTTCTAGTATCTCTGGAGTAGCATTTACTCGGAAACTCCAAGCCCTTTTAATGATTTCACCAGGATTAAGATTCTGTAAGTCAATCGTACCATCTGGAACACAATTACGGTAAACAATTCTCTCTGCTTGACCATCTCTGCGCCGCATTTTGCCTTGAAAGTCAAACGTAGGAAAGTAGCCATTCTGTAAATCCGTGATGAGCTCGTCTAACATCACATTATCCCTTACCACTGCTTCTGTCAGTGTAAGAGTCACGCTGTAGCCTGTATTGACTGCATAAACCAGCGAATGTATCAACTTCTGCTAGAAAAATGTTCGTTCCTGCTTTTGTCGTAACGAAAAGTCGTCCATCTTTTCCACTAATCAGCTTTCGGACATCAAGCAGACTCTGGTCATTTAATCCATCCATCTAAATTTCCTCCTTTATTCGATATCTGTCGGTGCAAACCGGAATTTGAATGTGTAGTACATTTTCTCCAATGCATCAATATCATCTGCGTAAACTACAAACCATGCGCTATCACCTTCTGGAGCATTGTCAGGATCTATTTCTACATGTGCTCCAGCAAGCAGCTTCTTTTCTGCTACCATTGTCTGGCATACACCATTGGAAACCTGTATAACCGTCATTCGCCAGTCTGGGTCATTGTTGATGCGTCCAATCAGCACTTCTACCGTATCGTTTAATCTCTGGAACAGCTCAAATCGAACCTTGACGCGTTTGACTTTCTTCCAACCCTCATCTTCCTTTGTACCAGGAAGGACTAAGGTATTGATTCCCTGCTCTACCCATACGGTGTTAGCTGCTGAAACACTGAACATCAGTACTCCTGCCTGGATAGCGCGTTCATGTTGGTTATTGGTCAGCATTTCTATGACTTCTGTTGCACCTGTGATTGCTGTATGAGTAATGCTCTCATTACTTGGTGTTCCTGCAATCAGCCCTGCAATTCGAGCTGCTGCTAAGTACCCCTCGTAAATATTGCCGCTGATATCAGTGAAGCCATTTCCAACATATACCATTTGATAGTCATTATAGGCACTGGCATGTTTCAACCGAGTTTCGAAGTCTATGGTAGTCGGCTCTCCAATTACACCCATGCAGAATTTTCCATTTTGATAAATTCTATTAAGAAACAACTGCATCATCATCTGAATGGAAGTGTCCTCGGTATCAATTGCCATCACATTCCAACGGTATGCCTCCAGAACCTCAAACGCTGTACTATAGGCTGCGATGTTCACAGTTGGGTCTGTACCGCCTGCAATTTCCTCCTGATCTATCGTCTTAAGTTTTTCATTATTGTCTGCGTTTGCCAATGGAGTTAGATTGAAATATCCACTTCCCTGTTTTTCAAATGCTGCTATTAGGGCTGCTACACTATTATCTGTATTGCTGAATGTTAGGCGTTCTAATTGTTCCGTTCCTTCTACAATTAACAGTTCACTTATATTGCTATCTTCCAGGGTAGGACGGATTGTGACTGTTAATGCACGGCTGCCAGGGTATTTAAGAGTAAGTTGAATCACAGGATTATCCTGACTATCTTTTATGGTATAAACTCCGCAGGTTCCTCCTGTACCGAGTCGGACTGCATAGACAAGCCTTGCACCACCCTTAAATTGTTCCATTGGCACAACGATAGTGCTATTCTCCCCACCATTGCCATAGTTCTTTGAGATATCCTCAGCTTTTTCCAAAATGGATACTTGTCCTAATGGTCCCCAGTTAGATCGGAGTACTGCTGCACATTTGCCGTCATCGACTCCAGCAATGGGAGGGGTTCCCCAGTTTTCATAACGGAGATATACCCCAGGGCGTTTCTTTTTTTCACCAGTAATGAAAAATGATGCCATCTTATCTTACCTCCTTGCTTAGAAAATCCTTGACTGTTTTTTTGGCTTCTTGAATGGTTACTGTATCTTTGCCAGTTGTCTTTAATGCAACAGTCACTACCTCTGGAGTTGTTCCAAATATCTGACGCGCCTGTGCTGCCAGCTCTGCTGCTTTGTAAGTTGCATCTGCCATCGGCCTATTCCTCCTTTTTTGCCATATTGTGGTATGGATTTATAAGTTTAATTTGTGCAGATTCTTTGGGAAGCTGTGCCAGTACACCATATTGACCAGTAAGCTCAAGCTGTCCATCTCGTAGTGGGTCTGCATTATGCTTGACACATATTCTATTGATGAACATAGGGCTAGTGTCTGGCAGGATTACCTCTCCGTCAATCTGCATCCTTTCCATGATTGCTTTTGTCCATTTATTCCGTTCTGTTATATTATCTGCTATGACATGGGCCGCAAATGTGCCAGTAAACCATGTTACCGTATAGCTTTGTTTGTTTGTACTTTCTGTACCTTCAAATCTCCAGTAAACTGCAGGGTTTTTATCTGTAGGCTTCCAGATGGGCGGCATAGTGTCATATGCAATAGCTGTTATCAAAGGGAAGTGCTGCTTTGTCCATGCATTTAACCCCTGTACAGGGTCTGGATCAATAGATAGTTGTTCTGGAAATTCCATCAGTTCAAAGGTTATAGTCAGCCCATAAATCTCTGGCGGTGTATTATTTGCGGTATTTCCGCCCTCGTACACAAATTCGTCCGAGCGTTCCCATTTTGCACATATGGTTGTCCTATCATCACCTGTATAAAACGTACCAGATATTAGTTCCATTAGCCGTTGTTCAATTGCTCTGTCTGGGTCTTGATTTCCGATCGCAGGACATTCTGTGGTACACCAAATATTTATGGTTAAGGTTCCTGCAGTTTTTCGTTCTGGGTCATGATACATATCTATATTAAAATCCACACGTGGATATCGTGGATTTCCCCATCCCATTCGGCTGTCGCTTGGAGATTTTTGGTAAAAAAAAGCTGGCGAGCCGTTATAAGCTGCCAGCATTCCTGCTATTTGTACATCTGATGATACCTGCTCATGAATAATTTTCCTGATTGCTGTGTTCATGTCTTTGTCACAGTGGCATTATATTCATAATTGATAGTCTGGAAGTCGCTTGTCCAGAAAATTTCCCATACGCCAATTACCACATCTGCTGCCATAACATCAAGGTAACTGGTTGCGTTATTCTGGGTATTGCAATAAAGTAGACGCAGTCTGTCAGTAGACACTTCTGTTACAAATCCGTTTCGGAATGTAGTGTCACCCGTTCTGCGGATATGAATGCAGTCTCCACGTTGAATTTGTTCAAGATTGAACACATCCTGACTTGCCTTTGTAATCAATGCCATGCCAAGTCTCCTTTCTCCCTATCAAAGATGGTACGGTTTCTTATAGATTTCCTTGATTTTTGGCAATGCTTTGTCAATCACTTTCTGTTTGTATGGTCTTGGCTTTATTTTACCTGTACCATTTTCAAGCATTTCACCTAGCAGCTTTCCTCCCGCCTTTTCTTTACTCTCAATAGAGGAAACTGCCCGAAAGTGAACTCCTTTCTTCTCCACATGGATGTGAGTTCCCCATGAAAGCCGGAATACACCCGTTCTGACTGCCGGCGACTCGCCTGGTGCGGATGCCTTATATTTCTTGCCTGTGTTTGGTACCTTATATATTTTGCCACTGCGCCTTCCTCGTAAAACGTAGAGCGATGCATTGCGTAACTCATTGCTTGCTCGGTATGCCCTCTGTGAAACTTCCCTTTGCATTCCTTTTAATGTGACTGCTATCGTTTTTCCAATAAGTTTTGAAGCGTTGGATTGGGCATTTGATATGGATTGCTGTTTTTCTGCACTAATTGTTCCTTGCTTAATGGTTTTCCCGTGAGCTATTATACATCACTTCTTTCATCGCAGTAGTAAATTGTCCAGTGATTTAATCCACCTTGATTATATGGCGCAGTCTGAACAATATACCGTTTTTTTTCACATACCAAGGAGTCTCCAGC